GGAACATATAAAGAAACATGATTTTGAAAAATCAGATGCTAACCAAGTTGAATGGGATGCACATAATTTGGAAATTTCAAAAGAACTATGTTTTGTGTAAAAAGGGGAGGAAACAAATGAAAAATATTGATATTGAAGAGTATAAAGACAAATTACTTGCATACTACGGAGATGAATACGCATTACGCAATACACGTAAGCGCATGCTACGCGGAAGTATATGGCTTTTAGGATTTCTTGCTATATTTACAATCATTTTTTCATTTTTTTTCGCATTATTGGGCGGAATGAGCCACTTTTTATTTTTCACACTTTGTCTTTCAACAATGACTGTTTTTCCATGTGTCATTGGTACTGTTGTTAATTTCTTTTTCATAGTTTTGGAAGAGGTTGGTTTTGGACTTGCTGTGGCAGCTGAAATTATTTTTGTTTTTGCTTATCACTTTTGCCGTTCAACTGAAATAGCTCTTATAATTGCAATTTTGCTGCTTATTATATTATGCCAATATTTTTCCAAACAAGAATTTGAAAAAAGGGTTGCAAACGCTAGATATGAGCTATCACAGCATGGTATAAATGTCGAAATAATAAACAACAGAGTAATATTTAAGTAAAGCTTAAGTTCTACCGCAGTATTCCATTAAAAAAAACGTCGTGTAACGAACTGACGTTTGGAAGGAGTACAAATGAACGACGAAAAGGAAAAAGAAAAAGAATATTTCATTACACGCTATTCTTTAATTCCTGATGTACAAATTGATTTAGAATCATACAGTGGAACTACAAAAGAGGCTAAATTTATCAATTGGCTAAATTCTTTCGCACAAGAAAAAAAGAAGGAAATCGATTGCAATGGAAATCATTTTGCTCTATACTGTAAATGCATATCGAACACTTGTTTCCTTATGGTTTTTGCTAAAGAATTGAAGGATATTGTTGGTCAAAAAACAGATGACGGAATTGAAG